GGCCCCTGGTTGCCCTGGAGCATCCGGGCAAGCTGAGGATACTTGGCCACCAGGTCGATGGTCTGCTCCATCCAACAGCGCGTTACGCTCTTGAGGCGACCGAAGATGTCGTACTCAGGATAGAGGCCGATAGGATTCTCGATCCGGATGATCGGAGTCTTCGATTCGAAGTCCGGCTCAATCCAGTACACTCCACGACCATAGGTCGTGTAGTGATCCGAGAACTCCACCTGCTTGCCAGCATTCAGCTTGGACTGCTGAACCATGTAGTTGGCCTTCTTGGCCCGCTTGCTGCTCTTGAGCTTCGCGGCCTGAGAGCCGGAGGAAGAGGAGCAGTTGATGCTCGGCATGGCACCGATCATCTCTGCGATGTCCCGTGCGGTCGTGTCAATCATGTTGGCCACGATCGGCTTAGGCCACGCGTCCGGGAGCGAGGAAGGCATGACCGTATCAACGTCACCAGAGCGGATGTCCCTGACATCCTTCTGTCGCTGATCGGATTCGGCGTGAGCGGAGCGAAGACGCTCGATGTACGTGTGGACTTCAGCGATGCTTCTCACGCACGCCTCCTTTCATATCACCAGGACTTGTGTCCCGTCGCGACAGCCCAGAGGTACTGCCACGTCTTCGGTCCAGCCAGACCGTCCGCAGGACCGAGGTCCCGGACGAAGTGCTGCTGGAATGCCTTGACCTTGTTCAGATCCTTCTGGGTCATCTTGTCCGAGGGCCCGACCAGGTAGGCGGGCCCGACAGAGCCGGGGATCTTCTTGTCGATCTGGGAGAGCCAGGTCTGGAGCTGGAGGGCGTACTTGTTCTTGGCGCCCAGCGTAAAGTAGTTACGACCTGGGAAGGTCGGAGCCACAGGCTGAGGCAGCGGAGCCGAAGTGGAGCCGGTGCCACTCGGCGGCTTGGGGGCCGCCGGGAACGCAGGCCACGAACCGGGATCCTGGTGCGTATTCTCGGGAACCTGGCTGTGACCGTACCAGCCGCCCTGCGTCTCCCAGGCGTGCTCATCCCGGTGAGACGTGAAGTCGACGGGCTTACCCATCGGCCAAACATCAGGAACACCGAGAGACTTGATCCATGCATGCAGCTCGCTCCACCCCTTGCAGGGGGTGTCGCTCAGCTTCGCATAGACCTTGCCGCCGACACGACAGTAGGGGAAGAACAGCGCTTCGACCTGAATGACGACCTTGCCCGCACGATTGGTGCGAGTACCACCCGAGAGATCCACGACAGACTTGCTACGCGAGTCGGCCGGGTAGAACTGGGTGACTCGACCGGTGAAGGGGTCCCAGAGGACCGTCGGGGCAACATCCACCCCAGCTCCGGAGAAGTAGGCGACCAGGTTCTCATACGGCACCAGATCGATCGGCTTGGCCGCCGTGGCGTTCTTGTCCCACGTGATGTGGGCAATAGCCTTGGCGGGGTAGTTGTGGTCAGTGGCAGCATGGTCGCCCACGTCGTGCTTCGTGGCGCCAGGCATCCAGAGATCGGTCACTTGAACTTCTCCTTGAGTTCCCGCAGGATTGCGAGTGCTTCTACGTCTGTCTCGTGGTCGGACTGGATGGTGGCGCTGTCGATGGCGCTCTGTCGATTCGAGGCCATCAAGAGAACGGGGCCCGTGAATGCGGCCTCTGCTGACATGAACAGGTTCGCGAGGACGAACGGGTAGTTGTCCCAGTGATAGAACCAGGCGACCGTGTTCAGCATGAACCAGGCGGCCAGGAAGGCCGCCTGTGCAATGACGAAGGCCCAGGATCCGATAGCTGCATTCAGCCTGTCTGCTGCTCGATCTCCGAGGGCACTCATGACCACCAGTCGCTATCGATCATCCCAGCGAACTGCGCCTGGGATGCATAGTCCAGATCCATGACCACGGTCTTCTGGTCGTCACGTCCGGAGCGGTAGGGGTTGTCCATGGTAAACACTGACTCCAGTTCGTTGACCAGTTCCCTGGCTCGGATCTCTGCGAACCAGAGGGCCATGACCGTGTCAGTCCGGCCCTTCGTCTCGGGGAACCAGGTCGTCAGCTCTTCGATGAAGGCTTTCATCCCCTCCCCGCTTGAGCGGGAGGGGAGTCGGATAAGGTTCTTGCCCTTCTCCCAGCCCTCGAACATCATGGACATTGAAGCCACGCCGAAGTCCGCGTCCCACTTGTTCTTCCCGGTGAAGTGTTCCTTGAGCAGGCAGCCACGAGATGCGAGGAAGTTCCTGATCTCCCGGTTCTGGGTGACCATGAGGTTCATCGCGTTCTTCTCGATGCGCCACTCACTGACGCGGTACTTGACCGTCAGCTCCTTGATCTTGTCAAAGATATCGTCAGGCTTGCAATGTCCCTTGCTCCAGACGTCGAGCACCCATCGCACTCCGGTGTTGCGGTCGACTCCAAGAATGACTGCCGCAGAGTTTCCGGTGATAGCTGGGTCAAATCCGCCGATGATAGAAAGTCCATCCATGCCAGCATCCCGATGTCCTGGTGCTCCACGCACCATCGGACCGGCGGCGCGCATGCCATCCACGCAACCCGTGACGTTCTTGACAGAGAAGATCGCATCTTCTACCACCTGCTGCTGCATGTAGACCATGGCCCAGTTGCGCGGGCTCATGCCCGCGCGACGCTTGCTGAGTGCCAGCCCTGTCCACATGGGATAGAGCCCGTCCTCGTTCTTCTCCACAAGCTTCCTGGCTTGCAGTGAGACGGGGGGGCGGTTCGTCCAGGGCCACAGTGTCACCCAGTCCGCAGTCTTCTCTGCGAACTCAAGTACGGCGGGCTGTGTCAGGTACGTCCACGGGGACTTCTCTTCTCCGTAGTACTCATCCTTCAGGATCTCGGAGTATAGGTCCACAGGTTGAAGCCTGGTTCCAATGAGGAGAAGACGACCTCCGGGATAGGAGAGTCGGTTGAGGACCTGGTTCTGAATCCAGTCGATGTGCTTGGCGTACTCGTGGGCGTTGCCCATGTCGACGCAGTCGTCCATGACGATGAGATCTGCTCGGGAGCCGTAAATGTGGCCACGGATTCCAAGCGCCTGAACCGTCGGCGAAGCTTCGCCGCTATCTCGCAGATCGGAGGAGAGGTAGATGGAGTCCGCCGTCCAGGCGGCGCTGTTGGCATCGAACCCACCTTCGGGAGCAAAGTCGATCTGGAGCTGTCGGTAGTTCTCGTTCGTGGAGGACAGTCGATCCTTGATGCCCCGAAGGAACCTCTTCGCCATCTCCTGGGTCTTGGAGACGATGATGATTCGGAGGTTCGGGTCCTCGCAGATTCGGTAGGTCAGGTAGTTGACCGTGATCGTGGTGGACTTAGCGTGCTCGGGCGGAGTGTTGATGAGGATCATCTCGGGCTCGCCCGGCACGTAGGTCTGAGCCTCGTGGAGGTTCCTGGGCGACCTCCCTTCAAGGAGGTCGACCCACTGGAGATGATGATTGAAGAGCTGCGTGTCCAGGTACTTCATGCAGAACTCTTCGAAGCTTGGCATGTTCTTGCGAGCTTCACCAGGAGCGGACTTGATGAGCTTGACTCGCTCATGGTCCGCCTTGAACTTCTCGTCCGTCTTGCGCCAATACGCAAGGGCTGCCGAGGAGATCTCCAGCTCTGCGAGAGCCTTGGTCGTTCCTATTCCACTCCGGACCAGATCAAGGAACGCGCGCTTCCTTGCTGGAGTCGAAAGGACCGAATCACCCTTAGTCCTGTTAGACGGCGGCTTCTTTGTGATTCGACCGGTCTCGGTGTTCTTGTACACGGTCGCCAAAGTAGTCACCTTCTTATGTATCAGAATGTAGCGGGAAGTATTGCGCTAGCGCCCCTTAAGGGGGCGCTTCGCTTGATCCGGAGTGTGATCCCGCTCTTGCGGGAGAACCCTTTAGTTACAGCAAAGAGGCTCCCCTTAAGGGAGCCTTCTTTCTGCTTCATCAAGTATTTGGTAGATGCTGTAGAGTCAGTAGGCGCTTCCCCCTCTTTAGGAGGGGGAGCGCAGACTCGGCTGCATCATGCTGTCTCACTACTATATAGTGGTTGTGATAGCGCTTACTACAACCAACGTCTCGAAAATGTGATGCAGATCACATCAAAGTATCACTCTGTGTCTACCGTTCAGCCTGTACGGCTACTGTCCGTAGCTGACGTGTCAGGGCGGTACTTAGGCGACAGTGGACTATGACGCACCTGGAGTTGGTCTCACACACACACACGCGCCCGAATTTAAAATGGGGCCGGTCGACATATAGGGTGTGCGATTCCTCATGAATCCATGTCTCATTCCTGCATTCATCCGGATCGAATGGAGCAATGGATTCATCGGGCATTCTTCGCTGCATTGCCCATGAATTGAATGCATACACACGGGGCCATGTGATGCATATGTATTCATGCGCATGAATTGGTATTCATTGGAGGCTGTCCACCCCCAGATGCCAGACTGTTACAATGAATCGGGAATGGATGAGCCCCGATGCGGGGCACTGTCCACACGACCTACCCAAGGGGCGCCGATGCAGTGCACACACGAGGACGGCTGCGACCGTGAGGCAAAGGCCAAGGGCCAGTGCATGAAGCACTACATGCGCGGCCGATACAAGCAGACGCGGCATGGAATCAGCGCAGACCAGAAGATCGAACTACTGAATCAGCAGGGGGGAGTCTGCGCAATCTGTGGCACTGATTCTCCGGGGGCGAATGGATGGGAAGTCGACCACGATCACGAATGCTGCGCGGGAAAGAATTCGTGCGGCAACTGCATTCGTGGTCTGTTGTGCCTGAATTGCAACAGTGGAATCTCTCGGTTCGAGGACAGCCCTGCCCTTTTGGGGCAGGCCATTCTCTATCTCCGGAGGCATGGAAGGTAACGACTCGGTAAGCACCTCACTCCGGATCGGCACGCCCTTTAGGGGGCGTGCCTTTCTTCGTCTCTTGACCTGTCATGCTCACAGCATCATCCCGTTACCATCCTGTGACCGCTATGGATGCCTCGCCGTGACCTACGACCCGCTAATGTTCTCGTTGTCAGGCCAACGTGGAGCAGTCAGCCGCAAGGGGCTTGACAGACTCGCAAAGCTTCGCTAGTTTCGAGTCAGCTTCACCGCAGGATGCAGTTGCTAGGCCGATGCTAACCCACGGGGATGCGGCCGGAACGGCAGAGCGCACCGAAGCGAAAGGCAGTAACACGTCCGTACCTACGGGGCGGGCGGCGCATCAGCTAGATGGTGGGGTAACGGCCCACCATGGCAGCGACGCGTACCCGGCCCGAGAGGGCGACCGGGGCCAGGGGTTGACAACGCGCCCAAGACCCAATGGGATCGAAACGCACCAAACCCCCGCAAGGGGCGGCAGGAAACCGGGGCTTGACAGACCGGAAGCAGTTCGGTAAGGTTCAACCAGCAACACAGCGGGACGGCCCCCGTAGGGGACGATGTAAGGCCCGTAAGGCCATAGCCCGGAGGCGAGCGAAAGCGGACCAAAGGCGGCGACTGTTCCTTGAACAACAACACACCGGCAAGTGCGGCCCCCTAGGCGGGGCCGCGTGTGAGGCCAAACCCTTCACTCGACTCCAGACCTAACCCATGCGGCCAAGGGTCACCGAGTGTAGAGCCAGAGCCGCCACCAAAGGGAATCCATCTAGACCGGATAGGCCCTAGTGAATGTGGCGGGCGTGGCAGGCAGTGGCTGAATTACCCGGTGAAGAGTGAGTTGTCTCTCTCCCTACGGGAGGGCTTTCAGTGGTTAGCTGATGATTCGATCGGACCGGACGGCCGCATGGCCACCGTCCGCAAGCTGCAAGGATAGTGAAGCTTCGGGGCGTGCGGGATGCACGCACTGTGGACTAGAGCGGTACCCAATCCGTCAAGGGCCCCGAGGATGTGCACCGCCCCTCTTGCAGTCAGAATCGATCGTGTCTAGGCTTTCTGTTGTTAGCTCCCCAAGCATGGTGCAGGGGCCCTTTCGGGGGCCCCTGTGCTGTGTGGACGGTGCAGTCATGTACCGTACGGACAAGGGAGAGATCATGACATACAGCGGACCTCGGGCATACAGCAACACGGCGCCCAAGGTTGGTTTGGACTTCGTCGCCCGAGTTGGTGACTTGGTCATCTGCGACGGGGAGTACGTGCCTGTTCTGGAGATCGTCACACACAAAGCCGCCGCACACCGCCTCTCCCCCATCCGGAACGATTGGGCCGCGAGGGAGTGGCGTACAGAGCGTGGCTCTCGTTGGGCGGGCATTCAGCCCACCGATGAGACGCCGTGCGGCCTGAACGATGACTGCGATCTGTGACCACAGAGAGCGTGACAGCCCCAAGGGGCTGCACGCTGTCTCGGCATCACAGCCGAAAGCAAGGGAGAGACAATGAGCATGAGCAAGCGCGAATTCGAAGCCATTGCTAGCGTGTTGCGTGGGGAACTGCGCCGCATTGAGGCACTGCCTGAGGAGGACCGCGATGCTGCCCTGCACGACTTCAGCAACCTCAAGGGGCGGCTGGCGAACACCTGCTATGCGTCGAACAACAACTTCGACCGCAACAGGTTCGACTCCTGGATTCAGGAGTACGAGTACATCGGCTACGCACAGCGAGAGATGCCGGGCGACATCAGCTTCGATCTGTACCGCTTCCGCAACGAGTCGGAGGCCCTGGGGCAGCTCAGGGCCCTGGAGGCCGGGACTGGCGATCAGTGGAGCATGAGCCTGTACGGCTACAGCCCTGAGAACTGGTGGGACGCCAAGGACTTCGAGAGCACCGGCTGTCCCTTCGACTACCCCCGAAAGGTGTCAAAGCGGGGGCCGCGCGGCGGACTGAAGTTCGAGGTGGCGTGACATGGTCTACGACAAGTGCGCTCGGTGCGACAATGGACCGGGCCAGTTGTGCGAGTTCTTCGCCACTGGCAAGGTGGAGCCCCTGTGCTACACCTGCTGGAAGCCCCTGAGTTCCCTTGGAACTCGGGAGGTCAAGGTGTTGAATTGGATCAACAAGCGCGGCAAGCTGCAACTGTGACCACGGAGAGCGCTCGCCTAAGGGCGAGCGTTGTCCCGGCATCACAGCCGAAAACAAGGGAGAGACAAATGAGTGACATCATCAGCAAGGACCAGGTCGTCGCGTGGCTCGGTGAAATCGTGGCCGAGATGGGTCCTGAGACCCAGTACTACGACCTCAAGCTGGCGGCGGGATACAACGGTGGCGGAACCTGCTACTACGTGCACCGCGTGCCTGGCAACGTTGTGGACTCCTTCGAGCCCGGCTGCATCATCGGCCAGATGGTCGTCAAGAAGCTGGGCGTTCCTGCCCTGGACATCTACACCTCCAATGAGTATGAGGGCGACGACGGCGACGACGGCGAGAACGTGAACAGCCTGGCTGCCAGCGAGTTTGCTGACTGGCTGGACCGCAAGTACGACATCAGGTTCACCACGTCCGCCATCACGGCCATGCGGACCGTGCAGAGCCGCCAGGACAACGGCACATCGTGGGGGAACGCCATCACCGATCTGTGACAAGTGCTTGACTTCCATCCTCCGGGATGGAAGTCTTGCGAGCATCACAGCTCAAGAACAAGGGAGAGACAAATGTTCTTCGAATTCCGCCAGAACAACAGTTATGGCGATTTCAAGCACGACGTCGCGTCCGGTATTGGCGCTCTCGTCATCATCGAAGCGGAGAGCCGCGACGCGGCCATGCTCAAGGCAGAGACCATCGGTCTCTACTTTGACGGTGCGGGCGACTGCCCATGCTGTGGCAACCGCTGGTCCCCGCTCTGGAGCGATGAGGACGGTGAGGAGTCCATCGCGGACTTCTACGGCGTCACTGAGGACCACAAGTTTGTGGACTCGTACGCCCTCTCCAGTTCCCTTCGGGATGGAGTGTACGGCTACGTGCACTACGCCAACGGCAACATCGCTCCGCTCGACTTTGTCAAGGTGGAGCGCAGGTACTGACTGTGACCACGGAGAGCGCTCGCCTAAGGGCGAGCGTTGTCCCGGCATCACAGCCGAGAACAAGGGAGAGACAAGTGTTCGTTGCAGAAGATGTCCCTTGGTACATGGTGGACAGCAGTACTGAGCGCCCATGGCGTGATGAGGACCTGGGCATGAGCGCGCCCCAGATCTTGGGTCGATTCGACACCGAGGATGAAGCCCGCGCTCACATAGCGTCCAAGATCGAAGAGTATGGCGGCTATGGGTTCAATCAGTCCGGCCGGAGCAAGTACATGGCAGCCGCCCTGTTCATGCTCAACGGCGGGGAGGGCGTCCGAATCTACGGTCGCTACTACCGCGTCCGGGAGGTGTGACGTGTTCGCAGATGGATTCCAGGGACTCGTGCGAGGCACTGACGTTGAGGCTAACGTTTGGCGCAGCGCATTCGATGACGGTTGGTTCTGTCTCCTCACGCACAAGGGGAACTTTCTGGCCGCCAAAGAGATCCCCGACCATGACGGTCAGGGCTCCATCCTCCAGTTCACCCCGGAGCAGGTGGCTCGCGTAGCGTACCTGCTGTGGCAACACAATCTGTGACCACTAGGTTTGCACACACGCTGTGTGTGCATTCCCGGCATCACAGCCGAAAACAAGGGAGAGACAAATGACTGACGTTTACAACCTCTCTAAGGTCACCGAGTTGATGGAGAGGGTTGTCGAACTGCACGGGGAAGAAACCACGTACGAAAGCCAGTGGGGCAAGGTGTTCAATCCGGACAACTTCGACCTGTACGACACTTGCGCCAACTTTCTGGTCAACCACAAGGGCGAACGCGTCCCCGCATGTGTTGTGGGGGTCGGCCTGAACGAGATCGTGCCGGTCGAAAGCTGGACATTGGACCTCATCAACTCCGGGGTAAGCATCGTCACGGGATACTTTGCCTCCACGTTCGACATCAGGTTCACCGATGCCGCCCGGCATTTCCTCGCCATCATGCAGTCGGCGCAGGATGAAGGTGACACCTGGGGAACGGCCCTGGGGAATGCCAAGGCCAGGATCAAGGAATGTGGCCGATTCAGCGATCTGTGACAAGTGCTTGACTTCCATCCTCCGGGATGGAAGTCTTGCGAGCATCACAGCTCAAGAACAAGGGAGAGACAAATGGACCAGAGCAAGCACGATGCTGCCATTGAGGCGTATCACCTTGCGGCCTTGGTCGCAGTGGATGATGCAGCCCGGACGGTCGAGAGAAGCGACCAGCCGCAGAGGGTAAAGGACAACTGGCCCGGAATGCGCGCAGTCATCGACTCAAGTGTGTCCCGGGTCGGATACCTGCTGACGCTCTTTGGGGCAGGATTGCCCCAGGGCACACTGGCCACGATGGTGGCACGTGACATTGACCAGATCAACACTGTGATCCTGGACGTTATGGGCCTCAGCAGCGTCACCATCGCCCGGATGAGCCTGGTGGCCGCGATGCTCTCCGCTGCGCTTGAGGGCTACGGTTCAGCGTTGGAGTCCGAGGGATTCCGCACCAAGGAATTCATGGATGCAATTCGCAACACCCCTGTGCTTCCGTGACCAGTTCCAACGCACGTCTCCGGACGTGCGTTGGGGCGGCATCACGGAGATGTCGAAAGAGAAAGGGAGAGACAATGACTTTCAATGTGGGCGACAAGGTCACCGTTCCGGACACGACCGGAGATGACGTGCGTGAGGTTCTGTACGGCCCGTACATTTCCTTCGAGGGCAGCGGCAAGCGCTACCTGGTGAGCAAGGCGGGGGGATTCGCCACCGCCGTCTATGAGGTAAACATGGTGCCCGCGCCCAAGTTCAAGGTGGGCGACAAGGCGCGCTCCCTGATGCACGGTGAGGACGTGGAGATCGTCTACGGCCCCTACCTGGCATGGGACGGTAAGCAGCACGTACTCACCAAGAATGACAAGGGCGAGCACCGTCACCCCAGACTGGGTGACATCATCCCGATCGCCAAGCCCACGGTGGGCGACCGCGTTCGGGTGGTCAAGGACACCAGGAGCGGAACCGAGAACTACTACACCGGCAAGATCGGCACCGTAGTCGAGTTCGACCAGTATGACTCCGCCCTGCCGTGGAAGGTGAGGCTGGACGACGGCGGCGGCAACACCTGGGTTTACGAGATCGAGAAGATCTGATCGGATTGGGTGGCGCTCGCCTCCGGGCGAGCGCTGCACTGTCCGCTCAGGACTACGACAAAGGGAGAGACATGGAATATGACGACTTCATCCATCGGCACGGCCTGCGAATGGATCGCCCCACACTCCTCCGGACCATGGATGTGTCTTGGTCTGATGAGGGAAAGGCTGACGACTGGTCCACCACTGTGTATGACAACAGCGACGGCAAGTCGATGGTCTTCTACACCAGCTCAATCACGGAGCATGAGCAGTGCTACATCCCGGAACTCTGGGACTTCATCTATTCGGTGTGGTCCCTTGCGGTCTCGGAATGCCGCACGGAGCAGGATGAGATGTGCCTGGACCTGTTCGTCCAGGGTCTTGGCGTCGACACACTCAACGATCTCCTGAAGGTGGAGGACTTCTGATGCTCGGACTGTTCGGACACAAGATGGCGGAGGGTGTCGGGTACTTCTACTCGGACCACTACACTCCGGATGAGCTTGTCCAACGCATCTCTGATGACATGCGTCTGGACGTCAAGAGCCAGCCCGACACCACTCCCTTCCGATACGGCAAGGAGTTCAAGGTTACGGTGATTGTGGAGCAGATGGACTAGGAGAGACGGCAGCAGGGCCCGCAAGGGCCCTGTACGCCCCCCTGTGGCGCTCTGAGGCGGCTGGTGGACCTCTCCCCCACCAGCCGTCCCAAAGCCTCGCAGAGAGCGAAGCTGGAAGGGAGAGGCATGCGCACTTTCGACCTGTCCAAGGTCGTCGCAGACGTGGAGGAGCTGGTCAAGGACCGGCCCGACTTCGTCTACAGGGAGCCGTTGGGCGAGGGATCCTGCGTCTATCAGCACGAGGGGATGCCCTCATGCCTCTGGGGCCATTGGATGGTCATGAACAACATCCCGCTGCCTGAGGACTACACCACCAACACGTCCACGATCGATGACCGCATAGTCGAGACCTATCTGGAGAAGCACGGAATCCAGATGACCAACGACGCGGTTCGGTTCATGGGCTCCGTGCAGCAGTCTCAGGACGACAAGATTCCCTGGGGCGACGCCGTCTCGAATGCGAAGAGGTTCTATGACCCGAGCGAGTGAGATCAAGGCGGTACTGGAAGTCTTCAGCAATCCCGATTACGAGAATTGGGATGAGGAGAAAGCCGCCGGAGAGATCCGGGATGCAATCCTCCGAGAGCTGAAGAAGTCCGTCAAGGAGAATCCAGCCCAACTTGAGGTTGGGCTGGCATTCAAGTTCCCATGGTCTTCAACGGCTCGTCATGTTGCCTACATGGATGACGAGTTCGTATGGGTGACGGAAACGTCCAGCCGATACGGTGCCCTCATTCCGGTGAAGTCTCCGGGATGGGGGCTCATCACTCCATCCACCGCGAAGAACGGTGGGGCCGGAGTGAACAAGCTGGGCATCACCGTTGGGGAAGTCCTCAGCATCAACCAGGACAAGCACAGATTCAGGGTCGTCCAGACGCATCCGGCATGCGTTCTCATGGAGAGCGTGCACGGCAGCCTCATGGCCGAGCCTAATGATGTGCTTGAGAAGTTCTTTCGGAGGCGCAAGTGAGTGAGATGTTCCGCAAGGCAGTGGCGTTCCTGGTCTCCGTCGCAGGAGTCAACCTGATCTATCAGGCCGGGGTGAACAACCCTGGTGATCGCCACTTCTTCCAGTGGTCGGTCGGTGGCCTGTACACCCTCGGCATCCTTCTGTTTCTCACGGGCCTGGAGGCTGGCCGCGATGAGTAAGGGAATGTTCTCAATCCTGGTCGGGGCGGCCCTCGGGGCCGCCGCCGGTCACTTCTGGGGCCACTATGAATGGCAGACCATGAAGACGCTCTACTGCGCCCTTGTGGGCGCATTCATCGCCGCAATTACGGCGCGATAGGAGAGACATGGGCAAGATCGGCAAGTTCGAGATCGGCCGCAAGTACTACGGGATCAACCCCGGAATCAGTGCCAGCTGGGTTGACTTCACGATCCTACACGAGATCGTTGGCGGCAACACCCGCCAGGCTGTCATGGTGGTGACCGACACCGACGGTCACCAGGAATTCAAGGAGCACTTCCAGGGCGAAAGGTCCCTCTCTGTCCTGTACGACGGGGCTCTGGACAGCTTCTACCAGGAAACTCCCTGGGTCCGCGAGTACAAGGTCGGAGACAAGATCACAACCGAGTACACCGGCAACGCCATCCTGTACTACCAGCTTGAGCACCGAGGATACGGCATGGAGCTGGGCGAGACCTATCCCGGATGGTACGCCCGCCGCTACGATGCCGACGGGGACATCATGCCCGTCTTCCTTCGTGATGACAGGATCACCGGACTCTACGAGGACTGAGTCCTTGACATGACAGAGGGCCCCCGAAGGGGCCCTCTGTTGTCTCAGGCACTTACTCCCCATCCCACTGTCGGGACGACTGCGCTCGCCACGATGCATTCGACATCACGCGACGCGTTCCAGGGCCATCTGCCAGGGTTTCAGCGGAGTCCTGGGCCTTGGCCCCCAGCTCCTTCTGAAGGGCCCGCAGGGCGGTCGTCACGGCCTTTCCTGCGCCCTGCTGGGTGATTCCCAGCTCCGCAGCAATGGCATCCTGGGTGAGCTGGTACTTGAACCGCCACACCAGGACATTGTAGTCACGCTCCCGCAGGCGCAGCAGTGCGTCTGCCACATCCACAAGCTCTGCGATGTGGTCTCCGGTCGTATTGGCCAGACCCTTCGCAGCAGGCTGCCCGTCGCCGTGCTGGCCGAAAGACTGCCAGTCTTCGTGATCAAACACGTCGGGCAGCAGGCGCTCAAGCGCCTTGGTCGAGTACTTCATGACGTCATCTACCGAGTAGCCGAGCGCTGCGGCCTTGTACTTCTGGCCGTACTCACGCGCTCTCTGGCTGATCGCGGATCGAAGCTTCTGCTCTCCGCCCTCGGTGTCGTTCATGCAGTCTCGGGCCCACTTCTGGTTCTCCAAGAGCCAGACCCAGATGTCTCCGGCAATGTCGTCCGCCTCTGCGTGGGGAGAGAAAATGCGGGCGGCATTGCTGGAGGCACTGCGGACATGCTGAGTGAATTCGGAAGTGTCAATCATCGCGGACTCCAGATGGTGATAGACGGCTTTGGCCTCGGGCGTTGGTGCAGGTCCTTCATGAACTGGCCGATCTCATCCTGCGCCTCTCGCCAGGCCGCCTCTGCGGCCTCCCACTTATTGAACACCTCTCGGGGCACATAGTATTCCCCGATATCCGATTCAACGAAGCATTCGTTTTGGTAATAGTCGTCCCACAGGGCGCACTGCACGAGGTCCATTAGTACCGGCCCCCTCGGAAGTAGAACTTCTTGTCGTCAATGGTGATCAGCTCAGGGAAAGTGCGCTTACCGTCGTCTCGGAGGACTCCGAAGGACATCGTCCACGACACCGCGCCATCCTTCACATACTTCGCGTGAGTGGGATCCATCACGGATCCCACATTCATCGTGAAGCGGGGAGTAACCTTCCCGTCGAAACCATAGGCACGAGTGAGCAGGAAAGGCTGATGAGTGTGACCGAAGACGATGTTCTTTTCAGACCCGTAACGGCGGAGGAACTTCAGCTCCCACGCTTGTGGCTGCGCAGCGTACCCGCCGCTCTCATGACCGTGTACGGCGTATGTGTTCGTTGCAATCCGAATTGGTCCTCGAAGGTACTCCACCCCAATATCCCGGAGGGAGAAGAGGTTATCGAAGGAGAGTGCATCGAGTGTGGTCAGCGGTGCGGCATACTTCTTGACAAAGTCAGCCAGTCGCAGATCATGGTTCCCTTCGAGCCAGATGATGCGCGCTTGAGGCGCGCTCTCCCGGAGTGAAGTAAGAACCCCCTTGTATCCGCTGATGTGCTCCTGTAGGGTAGGGGCGTACTCGCCAGCGGTACCCTTGGTCCACTGAGAGACCTGGGGAAAGTCGATGCCATCCCCGATCTGCACGATCTGGTCCGGCTGGATCTCCTTGATGACACGGATGATCTTGCCGAGCACAGTTTTGTCGTGGAACGGGAACTGGATATCGGGAATCAGTACCGTAGTCTTGTCCATGCGAACCAGTATAACACAGGAGATTCACATGTCTGTTTCTGATGGGGACGTTGAGTCCTCCATCTCCGGCATCATTGCCGAGATGAACAACTGCGGCCGTCCCGGCTGCGGCAAGTCCCTGAAGGGGCCGAGCGGCACGGTTGGCGTGAAGGTCGGTTTCCGCCTCTTCCACGCCAAGTGCGCCCAGAAGTACCAGGCGGACCTGGAAGCCCGCGAGAAGGCCCCTGAGGGGCCTTCTCGGGGCAACGTGACGGTGCTCCCTGAGTGCCGGAACACGGAAGGCTGGTACGACTGGACTCATGGGGCCAGGAACCCCATGTCCATGCAGAACACTCTGTTCGAACGCTGCCTTGCCAGCACCGACAAGCAGTTCGTTTGGCTCTAGTCCCCCCAAGTCCCAGGCTGGGACCTGCTACAGTATGTATTGGGTAGTTGATGCTACAGAAGTGCTTCAGCAGCTA